CCTGAACCTTTAATAACCATCTTTTCAGTTGGATTTCTGTCTGTTGTTCCTGAAGAACCTGCTGTTGCTGTAAAGAATTTAATATCTGATGTGCTGTTTCCTGTAGCAATTCCTGATGAGAGTATTAAATTTCCACCTGCAATGTTTGTTCCACCTGAAACTGCTCCACCTGATTGAACTGTTAATGCCCTTCCTGCTGTTGATGCAGTAGTTGTTCTATCAACATTAACTGCTTTTGCTGCAGTTCCGTTAAAATTTAAAGTATTTCCTGTAAGTGGAGTGTTTGTTAAATCTAATCTTAAATAATCTACATTAACAGTTGATGGAGAAACATTCTTCCATAAACTTGTTGCAGAATCATATTGCAGTAAGTTCTTATCTGCAACTGATGTTATAGAAACATCATGAAGTTCGTCAAGTTCAAAACCGTTCATTACTTCAACATAAATAATTCCTGATGTTGAGTTTTGTGCAATTACCTTTGCAACATAAACCATGTGATTTGGGGCAACAGGTTTTGTTGAAGTCATATCTCCATCATCTGCGAGATAAAGTTGAGTCCCTGCTGTGTATGAATTGGTATTTAGACCTGTTACAAGACCTTTAGTAACAACATAACCACTGTTATTGTTGTTTATATTTTCTGCAACTACACCAAATGTTCTTGCAGATGTTGCATCACTTGAATAGTCAGCAAGGGTAATTGTTGGTCTATTTCCTTGACCACCATTGATATAAACAACTTTTCCTTTTGTAATGGTAGTTCCTGTTTTATTTACACACAGTTCAACCATCTGCAAACCTACTTCTAAAATAAAACCCCCTTTAAGACCTATTTCTAAAGTCTTAGCATCATCATTCCAAATTGCCTGACCTTCAACAGGTGATGTAGTTTGGGTAATATCAAATTGAATTGATGTAACTTCAACATCAGTAAAAGATTCTTGCAGGTCATCAAATGTAATTCTTTTGGAAACAGGAGTTGTTCCTGTATCAGTAACCAAATATAGTTCGTCATTTGGGACTGCCCCTGTTGCTTGTGGTAATTGTGTTAGTTTTTGGTCTGCCATTACATTTTATTTACAACTGACCATGTGTTGTTTGGATTTCTGTCATCAACCCAAATGGTAAATTTATAAATACTCCCTTCAATATCAAACCAAGAATTTATAGTTGTGTAAATATCTGAATTTTCTTTATCATCCCAATCAAGACCTACTTTTCTTTCCATTGTGTATTTAAATGGTTTTTCTGCCATATCAAATGCCCTAAACTTAGGGTTCTTTCCTGCAGATGGTAAATTCCATCTTCTTCCATCTTCAGTATATAAAGCAAGTGAAGTAATAGTTAGATTGTTTTCAGTTAGATAGTTTTGTAATTTGTTCCATGCAGATAACTCACCCGCAACTTCAAGGAATAATCCTTTGCCTTCGTAATGGGTTTCCCCATTATTTAATGAAACTGTCCATTTTACTTTGTAATCCATAGTCATTCGCCTATTTAAAAATGTAGTAGTCGCTGTCGCCTACTATGAGTATGTTAGTTCAATTCTTACTTTAAATGCAGTTTTCTCACCAACTGAGTCAGGAGAAGAACTTACAAGTAGGTAAAAATCGTGTGAAGTTGCAGGAGTTGAGTTGTTTGCTAAAGCAACTGCACTTGCACTTCCACCTGCAGTAGTCCAAGTTGAATTTCCTTGTTCTGCTGCTTTAAAAGTTACATCAGTTGGAGCAACTGTAGTAGTTGTTCCGTTGTATGCATAAAAAACTGCATCATAAGTGATAACTGAAACACCGTGTGAAAAGTTAATCTTTAACGGAGAGTTTGCAGTAGTTACACCACTTAATGATTCTGAAGCACCACCGTTAATTGAAACAGTAGTTGATGTTAAGAATTTAGAATTTTTAGGAGAATTTCCTGAAGATAAATTAGTCCCTGTTGATGACTCTACATGAGTTGAATCGTTATATTCAGTTATAGTAACAGGTGAATCAAAAGTTGCTTTAGCAAACTGTAAGATGTCTGTTGCACCAATAGTTGTTGGTGTTGTTCCTTGTAAATACCATGTAAAACTTGCCATCTATTTCCTTTATAAATTCTTAAATACTTGGTGCTACCCACCACTCCATACAGTATAGGAGTAGTAGGTTAGCGAGAAGTTATGCTTTGATAAATAATTCTACCAATGCTTTTCTTCTTTCATCAGCAACTTTTGCTCCATAAACATACAATGATTTGTATGCTTTACCGAAGTTACCAATGATGTCTTGCTCAACTTGATTTCTAACAAGTCCCATAGCAAAACAGATTGCGACTTTATGACCACCTAAACAGTGGAATCCGTCTGTTGAATTTCCTGAGATTCTATCGTCAGAAACTTCATAGACATTGAATCCTGCAAATTGACCACTTAACATACCGTTTAATACAGCAGTTCTACCTGATTCAGTTCCTTGTGAAATGAATTGAGGTGCTTGTCTGATTAAAGAAGCAATGTCAGCAGGAACAACCATAAATCTGTTATCGTAAGGGATTTCAGAATTTGTAAGGATTGCTGCTGCTTGTGTCATGTATTGGAAAATTGTGTCCTTAGTAACTGTTAAAGCAGTGTTTGCTTGAACAGTGTAAGAAGCACCTGCTGAGATTGCTCCACCTGAGTAAGCAGATGTTTCATCATCAGAATCATTTTCAATAGTGATTGATGTTGCAGAAGTATAAGTTTTTACTCTATACCATACTGAGTGTCCTGTTGCTTTGAATCCTTTTCCTTCCATTGCAGCAGTAAATGTAGTTCCTGTTCCTGTAACAACTCCTGTTGTAGCAGCAATAGCAACTGTTCCTGTTGTGTAGTCAGTTCCGATTCTTTGTCCTGCAGCGACATCAGTCCAAAATCCAAGAACAAATGTATCAACGACTTTTTTAATTTCGTTTCCTACTTGTTCAACGATTGTGTTTTCAGGGTTTTTGATATAAGACCTAAATGTGTCCCAATCTTTAACCTTGAAATAGAAATACTTTTTTTGGTCTGTGATTAACTGTGCATTAGATTCTGTTAAATCTTGAGCAGTCATGTCAGCACCTGTGTAGTTTTGAGCAGATAGTTTTCCGAATGTTAAAACATTAAGGATTGAAGAAGTGTCTTTAATTTGACCTTCGTAATCGCTGTTTGTAATAGCATCTGAAACAGATTTCATATAGAAAACTTTTAATGCTTGTGAAGCAAATGCTTCTATAAGTTTGTTTGGATATGTTGCCATAACAATACCTTTCAATTAAATTTATACTTATTTCTAAATTCAATTAAACTGTCTTGTTTAGCAAGGTTAGTTTGAATTACTAATTCAATGATAATGGAATAAGTTATTTAATGTCAAGCAATTTATAAATCAATATTGATTTGACCTGATTTAATAAGTCGTCTGTATTCTTTAGGGTCGTTCTCTCTAATGAATGCTGCTTGTGTATCACTTATACCTGCAGACTTAATTGGTGCTGCTTGTGAGTTGCCCCCTGATAGTAAAACTGACTTCTTTTGTGGTGTTCCTTGTTTCAAACTTCTTTCAGCAGAAAATAGGAATGATGCAACAAGGTCATCTAAATCAACACCCCTTCTTGATTCTTTCATAGCGAACTTTTTAAAGTCCTGACCTAACGAACCAAGTGATGGGTATTTACTGTTATCAACTGCATCTTCAATGAATGTATCTACACTGTTTGCCCAAGCATCAATTTGTTTTGATTCCTGTGCTACATTTTGAATCTTTTCAAATCTTCTATTGTTAATAAGGGTATCTTTTAAAATGTTTTGTGAAAATTCATCAAGGTCATCATATTCAGCACCCCTGCTTTTAGCATAAGAAACAAGTTCTTCTTGTGTAGGTTCAGCAATGTTTGCTGCTTCTTCAATAACTTGGTTTAACTTTTGATTTTTGAAATAAAGTGCAGATGCTTCTCTTGTAGATTCAACAAATTTATCTTTGTAATCTACTTCTTCCGAAGGTCTTTTATTATCTGACTTGATATTAGTAATGTTTGCTTGATTGTTATCAAAATTACTTTCCAAATTGTCAGAATAATCTTCTGTATTTTCTTGGTTGTTTTCTTCAAATTGTGTTTCATTTTCTACTATTGGTTCATCAATGCTTGATAAATCAAATTCTCTTGTTCTATTGTCCATGTTTTCCTTTCAACAGTTCAGGCATAACCTGAGTTAGTTAGTTTGTTACTTTCTTCTTGTAGTTTTCTTTGGTTCTTCTGTTTTTTCAGGAGTTACCATTTCAATCTTCGGAGACTCACCCAAAATTTCTGCATAGAAACTCTTTTGAATAGGGTTTAAAGCATCTCGTCTTGCTCTTAAAAATGAAATTTCGTCTTGTGATAAGGAATTAGTAGGTTTTGATAAGATAAAGTTAAATCTTTCAAGTGATTTAGAATCCATATATAGATTATAAGTAATACTTTTGTGTTTAGTCAAGGGTGAGAAGGTATTTCACTTCCCACCCTGCCGTTTTTTGAGTTCAGAAAAGGTAACAGGTCGCCCTGTATAGTTCCCGTAATGAATCAAATCATGGCAATAAGTGCATACTGTCAATAAATTATCAGGTCGGTCTGTTCCACCCCATCTTCTCCATACTATGTGATGAACTTCCAAGATGTAGTCTGAAGTCTTACCACCACGACCACAAAACTTGCATTTGAAATCATCTCTTTCAAGTATGGAATATCGGACTTCCTTTGAAATTACTCCCACTTATTCTTCACTTAGTAGTGATGCATGAATCATGTGGTAACCAAGCAAGAAAAACGGCATTGCTATTTCGTTTGCTTGAACCATATAATCCATAAACAAGTCGGGTCGGTAAGTGGTGGTAAGTCGGACATCAACTCCTTCCCTTCGTAACTTAACAACAATCTTCATGACAATCTCCTTAACCGTGTTCCGAATTACTCGGTGCGACAACTTCGTAGTTTTGCGTATAAAACTTGTGAATTTTGTAACCTACATCAGTAAATGGTTTAGCATATTTAAATACTAATTCCGTTGTTTCTGATGCATACAAACTATGCGAAGTTTTAATAAGCGACAACTCTGTGTCATCACGAATCAGAATAATCACAATCTGAAAAGTGTATTCAGGCATATCTCCCCCTTTAACAGTATGCTATTTAATTGTAATACTTGGATTTATAAAATGTAAATTAACATTTCCATCTGCGTCTTGCAGCAAGTCCCCGTTCGCCATCCCATGACTTTGACCTTGCACAGAATGATTTTTTTCTTCCTTCTTCTTTTTTAGTCTTTGGATTTGGTGCAGGTGGTTTTAAGTTAGAACCTGTTTCCCTGTTATATTTAGCACGACCCTTAGCAGTAAGTCCTGCTCCTTTAGAAACAGGTAACTTCTCACCCCTACCAACAGATAACTTAACCTGTGGTTTATTTCTTCTTTTTTCCATAGGTCTTTAACTTTGCAAATTCTTTAGGTGCTATGGTTGATTTTGATTTAGGGTTTGATGTTCCCCTTCTTTTAGCAAGTGCTATGTTTTTAACCAAACTATTCTTCATATTTTTAAGTTCTTTTATTGTTTTCATTTTTTCTTTATTGCATCCCTAAGTGTGTAACCAATTAGTGCTGTGATAATCATGTCTGCTGTTTCATACATCCTATCATCAAGATAACCTTGTGAGTGTAAGATTCCAAGCATTATAACTAAACCTGTAACAATCTTTGTTTTGTTTCCATCAAGTCCTGATAAATCAACTAATGGTGTTTTAGCAGGTTTAACTTCTTCTTCTTTGTGAGTGTGTGTAGGTATAGGTTCAGGTGCTACAACAGGTGCTACAGCAACTTCAGGAGTATAAACAGGTGCAACTTCAGGTGTGTTTCTCTTTGGTCTAAACCAACCTGTTACATGGTCGTAAGGGTGATTTACCATTCTACATTTCTGAACTCCATTCCAATTCTGTTCAAATGCTTTGAAGTTCATAACATCACCTTCAACAAATATTCCAACATGTCCATGTATTCCAACTCCTTGATTCCAAATCATTACATCTCCTGCCATAGGAACTGCAGTAGGACTGTTAGGTATTGCAGTAAAGTTAGGATTGTTCTTAGCATAACCAAAATTTTGATATGCAGATGCTACAGGAAACTGTTGAATTGGATTTGGAATACCCCAAACTTCAACACAATATTGATTGAAGGCATCCTGACATTGTCCTCCGTATGCTTTGTCAAAATCAATAGTCTTGCCATCATATTTTTTTATAAACTCTTGTAGTGTCATTTTTTATCTTCTTCTTTCTTATCGTCTTTCTTAGTTAATAACATGCCTGATAAAGTTCCTGTTAAGAAGGTAGCGATTGGACTAATTAAACTAAATAATCTTTCATCATTAGGTGATGATTGAGTCATTGGTTGTTGAACGAATACTAATGAGTAAAGTGTAGTAAATACTGTGCCTGTTAGCATTAAAACTAAACAAACACCAATTATAAATCGTAGTGATTCTTCTTTTTCAGTTGGTTTCATTTGTAATCTCCTGTGGCATTGTTTCCACTTCTCCTATTAAATACTTAGTGCATAATCCTGAAACTTCGCATAGTGGAGGTTGGCATTGTGGTAAATGATATTTATAAGGGTCTTGGCACTCGTATCTGTATTGTTTTTTACTAAACATAATCATTGAAACAAATGCGACTATAAATAAAATTATAAATAGAAATGCGACTATTTTTATCTTCATACCATAATGATATAAAGAAAACTTATTAAATGTAAATGCTATTTTACTAAATGACTAATTGCTATTTGAAGTGCCATTGCAAGACCCATACCGATATAGATGAATTTGGACATACCGTCTAACTTTTTTTCTATGTTAGGTAGTTTATGTTTAACGACATCATCAAGGTTTTCCTTGATGTTCTCTACCTTTTCTTCTAACTTTGCCATACGGACATCCAAATTCATACCGTTTCTTTCTAATACATCATTGATGGTTTCATTGCCATCTTTGCTTTTTTCCCTGCTATTTTACCCATTTTCTTCATTACTTCTTTTTTGGCATTACCCATAGGGGACATTTTCTTTTCACCCATTTCTTCTTTCATGAGTTTTGCTCTCATTTTTTTACCCATTTTGTTCATCATCATAAAGTTATTCCTTTCTCTAAATTATTACTTAACTTCTGAAGTTGTTTTCTAATTTCTATTTCTGCTTGTTCAGGTTGTATTAAAAATTTCTCAATCATTATCATGTTTTCAAGTCTTGCTTGTAGTTTTATAATCTTTTCTTCATCCTTAACGGATGTTTTACATAATTCAAATGCTATTTCGTCTTTTAGTTTAGTGAATAATTTTCTAATGTCGGAAACTTCAATTTGTTTTGTTTTGTAACCTTCAATCAGTTGGTTGTATGTGTTTAATTCTTCGTAATTTAACTCAGAAGGGTTGATTCCAAACATATTATCTACCTGTTAAATCAGGCATCCCTACCCCTGCATCAGCAGGTAACATTGCACCTTGTTCCATTGGTGCTTGTAACTGTGGCATATTTTCTTGCATTATTTCACCTTGAATAGCATTAGATTCTTCAAGTCCAAGTGAAGGTTCTTGCATCCCACCTTGTTCTTCGTAATCTTCTACCTGTGAGATTTCATCAGGAGTTAGTCCTGCAAACTGCAGTAAGTGTCTCCTGTAAATCTTCTGAAGTGGTTGGTTTTCAGGCATGATTCCGACTGCTGCTTGTAGTTTTTGAATATTATCAATATCTTCTTGCTGCTTGTCTTTAAGCATCTTAACTTCTGCCATGTAACCCATCTTGGATTTCCAATCTTTAACAGTGATTTCTCTTGTATAGACCTTTAGTCCTAATCTTCCTTCTTTATTAACAATGACTGCATCAAGCATGTCTGAAGCAGACTCAGTTAGTTTGGCAAACTTAGTTGCAAAATCTTTCCAATCTTCATCAATAAACTTCTGAATTGATTCAACTCTTTGTTGAGCATTAGCAAGTGCTAATTGAACTTCACCTAAAGTTACTGCTTGTTTTTCAACTACTCCTTGTTGAGTTGCTGTTGCTGCTGTTGCCTTTTCAGCAAGTCCTACAACATATTGAATCTCATCAAGCGATTCTGATAAGTCAGGAATCTCAACAGGCATCATCACTTCGTTAGGATTTCCTGCAACAGGGTAGAATCCAAATGGTTGTGGTGTATAAGTTTGTGGAACGAAGTTAGGATTTGTAGCATTGTAGTAAGTCATGCCGTAGTTTCTAAGTTGTCTATTCTCAACAAGTTGGGACATCCATGAATTTACAATCTTGTTTGGTGTTCTGATAACATCTCCTGCACCGTCTGACCAAAAGTCAGTTCTTTCAATGTCAGTTGCCCATGCAGAATAAGGGAAGTGGTCGTGCCAAAAATCATCCTTAGTTTCACCTAACAGTTCATATAATCTTCCTTTGTATAACTTGTAATAGGAAGAATCAGCAACTGCTACAACATAAACAAATATTAAGTTCTTCTTATGTTCTTCACAGTATTCGTATTTATAAACTTCGTTAAGTTCAATAGTCATGGCACTGACAGTTGGAGTGTATGCATCCATAACACCCATAGTCGCAAACCTTCTATCTCTATCAGTGTTGTATTCGTAAGTGGTGTCTTGTGCTAATGTTTGGTCTTTGTTTGCATAGTGGATTCTAAGTTGTTCTTTACCTTTTTCTTCATAATCTTCGTTGTTTAAAATATCATCTAAGGTTCTGAAGATTCCTGTCTGCATGATAAATCTTGCACCATCAAAATTGGTTGGATTTACAAACCTATCAATGAGCATATCTCTTGGGTCTATAACTTCCATAGTTATCTTGCCATTTTCAATGTTTAATTTTTTAAAAGACCTTCCAAAAAGTAGTGCTTGTTTTCTATCTACTTCTGCAACTTGGTCTATATTGTTTCTTTTTGATGCTTCCTTCCAATACTCATTGAAGTAAATCTCTGCTTGGTCGTCATTATCTAAACTTTTAAAATATACCTGTGGTGTTTCGTTCAAGTCCTTCATGATTGTATTGATTGCATACTTCATGAGTGGAACATTAACTGATTGTCTTTGAATAAGTCTGTTGGTTACAACTTTGTCCCTATAAAGAAGATAATTATCATCCCAATCTACTAATCTTCTTTCTTTAAATTTAAATGCTGATTGTTTGTCCTGTTTGATTGATTCTATATCGGCATCAAGGAACTGTTTGTTTTCTTTGTCCATATATTCAAATTGTAAGTATTGTTTTTGTATTTTACAAGTTTTAGTTTTGAGCAGTCTCTTTCCCAAATTTATTTGATTAGGATTTTAGTTGGTGATTGTTATAGTTGCGATTTAATAAAGAGATAGATTGAGTCCCAAGAGTTTTAAGGTGTTAGTCCCCCTATAATCCCCCATACATGAGTTCATATAAACATAACTGCTTCCGTTGTCTCTCGGAGTTACATTACCTTTTACATCAGCACTGTATGATTAACAGTGGGGAGAAGAATCTACAAGGTTCAATTAACCTTCTCCATTATGACTATGCTGAACTTTCTCTTACCAATTCTTTTAGATGTCGCCCTGTCGCTTTTGTTCTGCGAGTTGGAATTTCTTTTAATTGGCACTCCGACTTCTTATAAGTCCCACCAATAATTTAATAATAATAAATAGATTTAAAATTTCAAGATGCTTGGTAAAAGAAATATGGTGAGTTGCCATAACTTCTATCAATATCTTCGCTTGTTAATTGCTCTTTGAACACTTTGAGTCTTGGAATGTTTTCTTTATCGTATGGAACTATGAAGTCAGGATTGTGCCATCTAAGTAAGTTGTTAGGTTGGATGCAGAAGTTTCCATTATCTAAAACTATGAACTGATAGCACTTAGAATCTTGGTCATTTGAATAACCTACATTGAGTTCGTTTAAATCACCTTCGTAATCATCAATGGTAAATAGGTAAGTCCCACTTCTCCACTCACCATCTCTACAATGAACATCTACCCTTTTGTTTTGTAAGAATGCAAATGTATTTACTGCTATGTTATTAGATTGGCAGTCCCAAGTCTGAAGCAGGGACAATCTCTTTTGTTCGTCATCAGATAACACTTCGTAATCGTCAGTATGAGCAAATGCTGATATTGGCATGTTCCAAAAGATAGCACCAATACGAGATAAGAAATGGAAGTGCATAGGTCTATTAAGCATTGATTTAACTCCGAAGATGTAACCTTCAAGGTTTTCTTCATGACCTGTATATTCCTTCCTGATAAAGCATTGTATGTAGGGTATGTTTGCATTTAACTGTGCCATGTTAGTTCCATCCTACCCCACCAAATGGAGTTGCAACACCCCTTTCCTGAAGATATTCTGCAGGTGGCATATAGAAGTCATGAGATGTATCAGGAATCGCTGCTACAAAATACATTCTCATCATAAGCATGTCGGCATAGTCAGGAGACCTTCCTATTTGTTCTTTTATATCTTCTTTTGGTATGATTTGAAGTGGTGCATCAGTCCCTGTATCAACTCTTTTAATCTGCATCAATTCTTCTATTATCTTATATTTAATTTCTTCAGAAACAGGTGCTGATATGCTGAGTCTCCTGTTATTAACTGCATCAGCAAGTAGGAAGTAACACTGACTTCTTAGATTTTTATAATTAGGTTTGGTTAAGTAACTTGCAGGTGCATTTACAATATTGGTCTTGGTATCTTCCTTCTTAGTTAATGGACTTCTACCACCCATAAAACCATTAACACCTTCCAAATGGTCAATGACCCCACCCCCTACTCCATCTTCATCTATAATGGCATTTTTAAACGGTATAAACTCTTTGTGAAGCAGGTCTCTGATTTCATTTTCAGTCTGCATAATGGACTGTTTGTTTCTTTCATCAATTCGGTATAAGTTCATCCCCCTATACATTCCATAGACTATTTTGTCTGACCCAAACCGTGCAACATCTGCACTGAAATATTTATCTTTTGAATCTTCAAATCTGTTAGTGAATAGGTCTAACACTGCTGAATAGTTAAAGATTGCTAAGTCATCAGTGGAGTATTCCCATAACCCATCTCTAAGTCTTGCTCTAAGTGTTGCATCACTGATTGTTTCAAGTTGAGCAGCATAGATGTCTGCTGTGTGTGGATTGTCTTTAAATAATGATTGAATGAACTTATAGTTGGTTGGAAGATTATTGTTCTTTGTTGGTTCGTAAAAGACCTTATAGACCCAATTCCTTGTAGGGTTACAAGTTAAAAAGAATTTAGGTGGAGTTAGTCCATACTCTGTGTTTAATTGCCTACCAATTCTTGATTTAAGGGTATCAAATGCTTTGAAATCCCACTCTCCTACTTCTTCTCCGAACCCACCTGTAAATTCAATAGAACCAAGTCTTTCATATTCAGGGTCTGAAGGTTGGTAAGCGACATCAAGCAGGTCTATTCTTGAACCATTAGCAAATTGGATGTAATGCATCTGTGAATTTAAACTCCAATCAGTTTGTGGAATTTTGTGATGCCTTGTAACTTTAACCCATGTTTGATAAGTAGATGCCATGAGTCGCTTCAGTTCTTTTCTTGCTATAAACCATCTTGTGTTTGGATATAGGTAACAGTTAGTTAGTAACCACTCACAACCAATCCATGACTTACCCCCACCTGCTGCACCCCCAAATAACAGGAAGTTAGTTTCCTTGTCCTGCAGTATCTGAAATGCTTGGTGTTGTTTCAGTGTTGGTCTGAGTGTTGGCATCATCTGATAGTTCCCCTTCAATTACTTCGGTTGGTAATACATAGTTAAACCCTGTAATAGGTTTTCCACCTGATGTTACATCAAGTTCGGTCTTAACTCCAAACTCTGCTTTCTTCTTTCTCTCAAGGAATTTTAAAGCAAGTTCAGGGTTCTCTTTGACCCCCTTCATCAGTGTTCTTCGTGCGATTGCAAACTGATTTTCCTTGAGTTCTTCCTTCCTTCTTGCGAAATCAGGATTTTCTTTGCAATACCTATAAAGTGTTGCAGGGTCAATATTTGCGATAAGACATGCTTCAGTATCAGTATGACCTATAAGAAAAGCATCTTCAAGAATTGCAAGAACTTCAGGTGTAACCTTAGACGGTCTGCCTGAATCTCTATATCTAACTTCATGCAGGTTAGGTCTGCCTTTGCTTGATGCTATCTTATCTTTGATTGTAGTATTCTTCATATTCGTGGTAATCCAAATTCCTTAATTTAACATAAGCAATCGGTTTTACATTTATTGCTCGTCTTATATACTTTTTTTTCATTAGTGAAGTTAATGTTGCTTTAATAGTTGTAAGGGGCATCATCCCCCTTGCCTTCATGGCAATTTCAATTTGAGATATTGGGTCAGTTTTGTATCTGCACCAATCCATGACAATTCGCATAATCATTTTTTGGTTTGGTTTAAGCATTTCATTACCTTACTAGTGGTGGGTATGAACGGCAGTTAGGTAATCTTAACTGCTATGACAAGTTCCTGCCCAAGCACTTGGTTCAATCCCACCATTAGGAAGATAATTCTAAAGCAACAATCGGAACACCTTTTTCAATTTTACCTGAATCCACTGCTTCAATATATGCTTTCATTTCTCTCTTATAGATTGCTCTCTCACTCTTATCTGCATTCTTATAAACTTCTAATAAAATATCAAAAGTAATTCTTTCATCAAGATGTCCCCTATACTCGGAATACTTCTGAATAAGTTCTACTGTTGTATTTTCAATCTGTTTCAT